TATAGTACTGTTCAGAGTAATAGTGCATATTTAAGAGTTACTGTTAATAATAATTCCAACATTATAGTTGGAACCAATTCATTTCCTAATACTACTGTAGGCGCAAGCAACGTATCAGTAGGGTTATTTAATATGCTTGCGAACACTACCGGAAACATGAATAGTGTTTTAGGTTCATTTTCATTACCATATAATCAAACCGGAAGTTTTAATACTGCTATTGGAAATCAAGTTTTATATACGAACGTTGCGGGGAACCATAATATAGGAATAGGACAAAGTAGTTTATTATTTAATTATAGTGGTAGTGATAATATAGCATTAGGATATCAATCACTATATAATAACTTAACATCAAGTAATAATATAGCAATAGGAAGACAATCATCGTTTAATAATTTAACAGGAACCAATAATTTTTCAGTTGGTTACCAATCATTATATCAAAATATCGGAGGAACTAATAATTTTGCGGTAGGATATCAATCTCTAAGTTCAAACACTTATGGATTAGCTAATATAGCATTAGGATATCAAACTTTAGTTTCAAATACAGATGGGGTTAATAATATAGCTAATGGACATCAATCATTATATTCGAATCGAGTTGGAAGTAATAATATAGCGAATGGTCGTTTAGCATTAGCATTTAATAATGCAGATAATAATATAGCTAATGGTCTTATGGCATCATTTTATAATGTCATAGGAACTAATAATAACGCTAACGGATATCAAGCATTATATAATAATTTATCTGGAAGTAATAATTTTGCTAATGGATTCCAAACTTTATTTGCAAATATAGGAGGAAATCACAATTTCGCTAGTGGATTTAGAGCTTTAAGTTCCTCTACATACGCAGAAGACAACACCGCAATAGGATTTGTTGCTTTAGCCAAAAATACAACAGGATATTCAAATATAGCAATTGGAAATAACGCTTTAGCTAATAACACAACTGGAAATTCAAACGCAGCATTAGGTTACCAAACTTTAATTTCAAATACAGTTGGAAGTAATAATATAGCTAATGGATTTCAAGCTATGTATTTTAATACTACCGGAAATAATAACATAGCTTTCGGTAGGTCGTCCTTATCTTATAACATATCAGGTGGAAATAACGTAGCTTTTGGTAATGGATCATTAAGACAAAACATAGGAGGAAACAACAATTTTGCTGCTGGAAATAACGCTTTAATTTCTAATACTTATGGTTATTCTAATGTAGCAATTGGAAACGTAGCTTTAAATAATAATACAATAGGATTTGATAATATAGCTATAGGAGATAGTACATTACTTGGTAATAATTCAGGGCAAAAAAATATAGCTTTGAATGTTGGAGCATTACAAGCAAATCAAACTGGAAGTAACAACATATCATTAGGATTCCAAACTTTATTTTTTAATGCTACTGGAAGTAATAATATAGCTCAAGGCGTTCAAGCTTTAGCATATAATAATGCTGAACATAACACAGCAATCGGGTATCAAACACTATTCAATAATACTATAGGTATTGGTAATATAGCAATAGGAAATCAAGCATTAAAAACTAACACCGGAGGAAACTATAATGTTGGCATTGGTTGGGGTCAAAATGCAAGTTCCGCTACCATAAGTAACGAAGTAAATATAGGAAACGGATCAGTTGTAGCTAGATTCCAAGGAGCAGCTTCAGCTTGGAGCTTCGTATCCGATGAAAGAGATAAAACAAACATTCAATCATTAGATCTAGGAGTTGAATTTGTAAATCAACTTAAACCTAGAAAATTCGAATGGAATATAAGAGAATGTGAAGTAGACAAAGGAAAGCCAGCAATCGGGTTTATAGCTCAAGAACTTCTAGATTGCGTAGAATCGAATAATGTTAAGTATACAAATTTGGTCGATACTAACGATACCTCATACCAGTACTTGTAAAAGCTATTCAATAACTATCAAAAGAATTATTAGAAGTAAAAAACGAATTACACACACTTAAAAATGTCAACGATACCAAATAAATTTCATGGTAGTACTACTTTTAATTCAAAAATAAAAAGTTATGACCATTTAGCTCAAAGAGTAAGAAGAACATTAGGAGAACCACTTGTTGACATAGAAGTTAGCAGTGAACAAATGTATGAATTTATCGATATTGCTATTGAATGGTTCACTAAATTTTCAGGAGTAACAGAAGAATATTTAATTTTTAAATCTGATTTATATGAATTTGGAATTGGATTAAAAATAGATAAACTATTCAGTATTACTCCAGAAATGTATAATTCTATAGATTCATCATCCCCATCTTTAAGTGCGGGATATGATTTCGATATGGATGACTATAGAAAAGTTGTTGATGTATTTTCAATAGAGCAAGGAAATACTAGCGGCGTTAATACGTTATTTACTATAGAACACACTATAGCTCAACAAGCATATTTTGGACATTTATTAGGAAATGTGGGATACGATTTAATAACTTGGAATTCGTTAAAAGAATGGTTAGATACAAGAGAAAAGTTATTAGCACTAAAACCATATTTTAGATTCAATCCAGACACACAAATTTTAAAATTAATACCAGAACCAAATAAAGCATTAAGTTATTACGGACTTGTTGGATGCAAAGTTCAAAAACCAATTAAAGATTTAGTATCTCAACTTTGGGTGTTTAGATATGTAACAGCTTTAACTAAAATTTCTGTAGGAAATGTAAGAGGAAAATATAGCGGAACAAATTTATTCGGCGGACAACAAGTAAATTATCAAGATTTCATGAATCAAGGAATAAAAGAAAAAGAAGAACTGGAAAAAGAATTAATGTCTAATTATGTAGATACTGATCCAGTAAGATTTTTCATAGGTTAATGAAACCAAAAAGTAAAAATAAAAATTTCGTTCAAGGTAAATTCAATCCTAAAAATATAGAAAAATATAAAGGTACATTTCCAATTTTATATAGATCATTAATGGAATTAAAATCTATGAGATGGATGGATAATAATCCTAACGTCTTAAAATGGACTTCTGAAACAATAATAATCCCATATACATCTCCAATAGATGGTAAAATACATAGATATTTTACAGATTTATCTTGTGAAATGAAAATGAGAGACGGAACAAATAAAAAATTATTAATAGAAGTTAAACCAGAAAAACAAACATTTCCACCAATAGAAACACCAAGAAAAAAGAAAAAAACTATATTATATGAAAAATATAATTATGCTGTAAATTGTGCTAAATGGGAAGCAGCTAAGAAGTGGGCTAAAAATAAAGGATATATATTTTTTATTTTTGAATATATATTGAATAAGTAAATAATATATGTCAAATAATGTGTATAAACTTTTAGTTGAAGAGCCAACATACGAAGTTAAATATTTAATAGAAGAACAAAATAGAAACACCCCTTCAAACATGTACATCAAAGGTCCATTTTTAATGGCTAATGAGGCGAATAGAAATAAAAGAGTTTATCCATTAGAAGAAATGGTAAAAGAAGTTTCTCGATATGATAGAGAAATGATAAAACAAAATAGAGCTACCGGAGAATTAAACCACCCACAAAGTCCAGAAATTAATTTGGAAAGAGCTTGTCACATGGTTACTGAACTTACACAAGAAGGAAATATTTTTACTGGAAAATCTAAAATATTATCAACTCCAGTTGGTCAAGTTGTTAGATCTCTAATTTTAGATGGTGTAAAATTAGGAGTTTCATCTAGAGCATTAGGAAGAGTTGATTCTGATAAAGGAATAAATAGAGTATCTGATTTTAGATTAGTAGCAGTTGATGTAGTAGCTGACCCATCAGTACCAACAGCATTCGTAAATGGAATTTTAGAATCCAAACAATGGGTTTTAATGGATAATGGTGAATTCGAACCAGTATATGAAAATTTCGAAAGAAAAATTTCTACATTACCGAAAACAAATAAAGATCAATACTTGAAAGAACAAATTATTATTTTTATAAATTCACTTAAAACACTGTAAGTATAAATATTATTATGAAAATGAAATCTTGTAAAACAAAAGGTAAATACAAAAAATTACCACCAAAAAAGAATAAAGAAAAATTAGAAGATTCTGTAAATATAAGATCTTTATTATCTAAATTTGTAACTAATATTTTTGAAAAAAATTATTCAAATGCTAATTCTATTTTGGAAACTGTAATTACAGAAAAATTAAAGAAAAAAATTAAAACATCAGCAAAGAAAAAAAAATGTTCGTGCGGATGTGATGAATGCGAAGAAAAATAAAAAAAAATATCAAAAAAGTAATCAACCAAGGATAATTATTAATATATAAATTTATGGATCTAAAATCAATATTAGAAAAAATGGACAACTCTGTTATTTCAGAAGAAGTAGCTAAAGAAATAGCAGAAGCGTTTGAAACCGCAGTTAATGAAAAAGTAGAAAACCGAGTTTCTCTACAGTTAGAAAAATCATTAAGCGAACAAGATGATGATCACGCTAAAAAATTAGAAAAACTATTAGAAGCAATCGACGCCGATCATAGTGATAAACTCCAGAAAGTTGTTAATGCGATTAATGAAAACCACACTGAAAAATTGGAACAGTTAGTTTCTTTTTATCGCAAAGCTTTAAACGAAAAAGCAGAAAGTTTTTCTAATAACATTATTAACGAACTTAGTAATTATTTAGATTTATATATTGAAAAATTAATTCCAAAAGATCAGCTGGAAGAAGCTGTTGAAAACGTTTATGCTAAAAAGCAATTAGATGAAATTCGTAAATTAGTTGGAATAGATTCTAATTATGTAAATAAACAAATTAAAGATACTATTTCAGAAGGAAAACAAGTTATTGATAATTTAACTGAAGAGTTAAATAAGTCAAAAGAAGAAAATCAACAACTTTTAGAAAAAGTCCAAACAATAGAAGCTAATATGATTCTTGAAGAAAAAACAAGAAAC